CCTTAATCTTCAAAATTGGGAGACTGTGACACTGCAGATCAAGGAATCAAGTGTTGTTCTGGATCCTGCTTGGATACAAACCGTCGTTCCGGCAGTGGTTGTTTCTCCGTATCTTCCACGCGAGGACGCTGCTTCCATCAAGGCGTCGGTAGTATCCGAACTGGCTCCGAAGTTTATAGAGCAGTATAAGTGGGAGATCGAGGAACTTCGTGATACCCTTGTGGCTCGTTTTGCTTCAAAGCAGCGCGAACTTCAGGCGGCCGCTCAGGCTTCGGAGGAAGAGGCCAAGAGGATTCAGGCTGAGATACAGGCGCGAGAGGCGGCAGAGGCTGCAAGGAGAGCGGAAGAGCGCAGAGCGCAGGAAGAGGCAGAAGCGAATCAACGGGCAGTCGCAGGGCAGATAGCGGAAGTGGGAGGATTGTTCGACAACGCGGCGGCTTCTGTGCCGGCTTATCAGCCTAAAACAGTTGTCAAGAAGAAGGTGAATCCTCTGAACGTTGAGGCGTTCCCTACACTCATCGCATTCTGGTGGGAAGGAGAAGGCAAACATAAGACTGTCGAGGAACTGGCAAAGATGTTTAAGCCGATGATCACTTATTGTGAGAAGAGAGCGAACGACAAGGCTAATCCTGAGTTCATCAGAGACGAACACATTGAATACGTCGATGAAATAAAAGCCAAATAGCCATGAATCACAATCCGGATGAATATTATAACCGCAGTGAGGTCAGCAACTCTGACCTCACTGAATTGAAAAACCTCCTTCATCCGCGTATGCAGTTCGGTGATAAGGAAGCCGCGTTCCGCTTCGGTACTCTGGTGGATGCTATCATCACGGAGCCTGACAGGGTAAATTATTACCGTTTTACTGTAGATGATGTTCAGTACACCGAGGATGAGTTCCGCCATGCTCAGGAAATGTTCAAGTCTCTGCGTATGGAGGCAAGGCATGATCAGTTCCTTGCCAAAGTATTGGAGATAGCAGAAACCCAGCGTTTCATGGTGAACAAGCAGCAGCAGTTTGAATACGGCGGTTTGCCGTTTACGCTTGATACGCGCTGCAAGTGGGACTGGTTTCTTCCTGTAATGAACTTCGGTGGCGACCTAAAGACCACTTTTGCAGCAAGTCAGAAAGAGTTTGATGAAGCGGTTGATTTCTTCGACTGGGATAGAAGCCGTGCCTGGTATATGGACATCGCTGGCTCTGACAGAGATTTCATATACGCCATTTCTAAACGGAATGGGTGCGTATTCAAGAAGTTCATCAACAGAGGGGACGAAATTTATAATCGCGGAAAGGATAAGTATGAGGAACTGGCCTTCCAGTACTGGTGTCTGAACTTAATGTAATCCGTCATGAAGATATATTGTCAAGTGACCGCGCAGGGCCTTGTGCCTATGTACGACAGTGACTATGATGAGAAGCAGAGACTGAAGATTGGCGAGAAGGTATTATGCGAGGTTACCAAGCCGAGAAACTATGAATTTCATAAGAAGTTCTTTGCTCTGGTGCGTCTTGCATATCAAAATCTGCCGGAGAGACTCCAGTCTATGCTTAACATTCGTAGTGAGGATGATATGCTTACCTGCTTGAAACTTGATGTTGGATTAGCCTCCATCATATATCAGGGAGGTAGGCAACTGATTAAGGTTGGCAGTATATCATTTTCATCAATGGATGACACGGAATTCGAGATATTCTATCAGAAATGTGTTGATGTGATCCTGACAAAGTACCTGCGAGGTACTTCCCGACAGGAACTCATTGACGAAATTGAACGATTCAAATGAAAGAACTCAAACATAAACTAAAAGTTCAGCCATATCCGTATCAGGTGGAAGGGATCACGAGGGGACTTGAGCAGAAGCGCCTGTTTATCGGCGATGAGCCGGGGCTGGGAAAGACATTACAGAGTATCGGCATAGTTGATACAGCCAATGCTTATCCTTGCCTTGTGATATGTCCGTCTTCTCTTAAGATAAACTGGCAGCGTGAGTTTGAGAAGTTCACCGATAAGAAGGCCCTGATACTGGATGACGGCACGCGTACCACTTGGCCGTATCTTCTGCAGATGCGTATGCATCATGTGGCTATCGTGAACTATGAGAGCCTGCGGAAGTATTTCGTGTGGGATATACAGGGCGGTCGCAAGACGTTCCGTCTCAAGGATGTGGTATTCTGTCCGCAGATCAAGATGTTCAAGTCGGTCATTATAGATGAGAGTCACAGGGTCAAGGATCCGGGCGCACAGCAGACCATGTTTACAAAGGGTATAGCGACAGGGAAAGAGTATGTAATACTTCTCTCCGGTACTCCGGTGGTCAATCGTCCGGCGGACCTCGTTTCTCAACTCTCAATCATGGGGCGCCTCAATGAGTTTGGCGGAAGAGGCCATTTCATTGCTCGGTACAGCGAGGGTGAAAACCTTGATGAACTGTCGCAGGAACTCTATGCAAGATGTATGATACGCAGGGAGAAAGCAAAGGTGCTGACACAGTTGCCCGATAAGACTCGCGTCGATCTATACGTGGACATATCCAACAGGGAAGAGTATGAACTGGCTGCGGAAGATTTGGCAGAATACCTACGCCAATACAAGGAATGCTCGGATCAGGAGATTCGTAGGAAAATGCGAATGGAAGCACTGGTAAAGTTCATGACATTGCGATCATTGGCAGCAAAGGGCAAGGTGAAACAGGCCATTGACTTTGTAAAGGTGTTTCTTGAAAGCGGAAAACCGCTGATTCTCTTCTGCTCTTTCCATGAGATCGTGGACGAACTGCGCAAGGCGTTTCCGAGAGCCGTTACAGTTACGGGCCGGGATAGTCAGGTAGCCAAACAGGCGGCCGTTGATAGTTTCCAAAATGGTAATGCCCAGTTGATAATCTGCTCCATTAAGGCGGCAGGTGTCGGCTTAACCTTGACGGCTGCTTCAAATGTCGGCTTTGTTGAATTCCCGTGGACTTACGCGGATTGCTGTCAGTGCGAGGACAGGGCACACCGTATCGGCCAGAAGGATAATGTTACATGCTATTACCTGCTCGGTCGGCACACTATAGACCATAGACTGTATCAACTTATTCACACAAAGAAGAGTATTGCCAATCAGATCATGGCGGCAAGTGACGACATTCCGACAGATCAAATGTATTTCGATGAACTTGCAGATGCTCTGCTAAGCGATTTATTTGAATATGGTAAGCAAGACTGACGTGGCTACGCTGATAAGATACCTTGACGACGCAGCAGCCTTTTATAGGAGGCACGCCACAAGCGCAAAAGAATCCGACAGGTCAAGGCTGTTGGGGAAAATGAGTAACAAACTTAAAAGAAAATCCAATAATTATGGGAGTTGTAACAAGGAAGCAGGAACAGCGCTATGTCACATCTGATCCTGCACGCATGCTTAATATGTTTCTCACAAAAGACCTCAAGCGGTCATGGGTGGAGCAATTTATAGATGAGGGTACGGGCGAACTGGTAGATGTGAAGCGTTATGAACTCGTATGTGAACGGGGGACGCTGATAGACCAGGATGTTCTTTCCTCTATTTCCTTTTACATACAGTCGGGCGACATAACTGAGGTGGAAGTATCTGACCAGCGCAGAATGGCGGTAGAGCAGTATAAGTACAATCAGGTGCTCTTCAAGGCAAAAGTGCAGTTCGGGTCAAAAAAATCAACATTTCTTCTTAACGCTCATTCTGTGGAGAATGTAACAGAGATATTGAGGGACTATATAGAACTAAATTACACAAGAGGCTTTCGCATAGTCGGAATATCCGAAATTGATTCCTGTCATGTTCTTGTGGATAATCTCAAGACCCGAAAGCAGGTCAATGCCGAACTTGATAAAGCGTTTCTGAAAGATGAGATAGATTTCGAGCAATATGTCAGAGCATCTGACAAGGAGTCGGAAGAAAATCAGACTGCCGAGGATACGAATGTTTGCAAATTCTATCAGATTGAGGCGCGAATAATCTCAAAAGATTCAGATGGGGATGAAAATGAGTTTTCGCGACCTTTCATCGTGTATGCACACAATGCAACAAAGGCGAGCGTGCTTATCGAGAAGTTTCTGAATGATGAACAGGATGAAATTGCTCGCAGGTATGCTGAGGAGGGGAGCGAATATGAGAAGAGGGAAGTATTTTCGCATATTGAGGAGTGCCGCATTATCAACATATCGGCATACATTCCTCTTGAATTCTCAAAAGCATACAGTTATGCAGAAGAGGATTGATCTGGCAAAGGAACTGGGGTTGGTGGAGGCTGACCCCAGTCCACGAAAGCGCCGGCCTTCGTCCGAAGAGGAGCACCATCTACAATGCAATTGCGTCAAGTGGTTCAGGCTTCAGTATCCGCGAATGAAACACAATCTGTTCGCCGTTCCTAACGGTGGAGACAGAAACAAGGTGGTCGCAGGTAAATTGAAGGCAGAGGGCGTTCTTCCGGGCGTATCTGACCTGATTCTGCTTAAGCGGAGTTCCGATTATGGTGGACTTCTGATAGAAATGAAGACACGGAAAGGTGTTCAGGCGGATTCTCAGAAGGAGTGGCAGGAGAAAATCTCAAAAGACGGATACAAGTATGTTGTATGTCGTTCTCTTGACGACTTCATGCGCGAGGTAAACGAGTATCTATCTTCTTAAATCGTATAGTTATGGCAAGACCAAGAAAACAAGGAATAGACTATTTTCCTTTTGATGTGGACTTCTTCGAGGATGATAAAATATCTTTAGTATCAGAAGAGTTCGGAGGCCTCGCGCGGCCTGCTGTTGTCGCTATAAAGTTGCTGTGTAAAATATATAAGACAAATGGATATTACTACCAATGGGGTGAGGACGAGTGTCTGCTGTTTACAAATCAGTTAGGTAAGGGCTTTACTTCAAATTTTGTTAAAGAGGTAGTTGCCGGGTTGATCAGACGTTCCTTTTTCGATAAAGGGGTGTATGATAAGTTCGGCATCCTTACAAGCGTCGGAATTCAGCGCAGGTATCTTGAAGCGATTAAAGGTCGGACGGACTTCTCGCCAAAGCCTGAAATATGGTTGCTTGGCGTCAAAAAGGAGTTTTCTACGGAAAAACCCTCGTTTTCTACGGAAAAACCCTCGTTTTCTACGGAAAAATGCGACAAATTAAATAAAAGAAAAATAAATAAAAATAATTCTTCGTGTACGCGCGAGCCGTACACTCAGGAAGAAGAAGAAATGTTTTTTGAAATTTTCTTTTGGAGAAATCTTATTGATCCGTTGAAAGAGGTGGAGCGTTTCGTGGACTATAATGAGGGCAACGGTTGGAGTAAACTCCCCACTCGTAAAGACAGGGTAGATGCGGCAAAGTCGTGGAATCCGCAGACAAAGGGACTCCGCAGAAACAAAGAATTTTTGGCGGCGTGGTATAAGTTATACTGTCGCCTGAAACAGCAGGAACCGCAGATAGCCTCAACAATGCTGGCCGTAGATTCTCGCGGAGCGATAAACAACGGTTACTATGTGATTCATTGCGCCGACGGTATTCGCCAGTATATCAGTTCGGGCGTGCCGCAGGAGTTGAAGGATTACGCAAAGTGTACCATAAAGACAGCAGGTCTATAGCAGATATTGTTATGAAGAATATAGTAGAAAATGTTATCCGCCAGATAATCGCGGATAGGGAGGCTTCGCGCTCACCGCTGTTGTTTGCTACCTCTCTTGAGGTTTCACATCGGGCTGGGTTATCTGTGGATCAGGTTGAAAAGGTGGCGCATGATATTCCGGGGATAAAGATTGGTAAGACTTTGAATCATGAATACTACAAGTTCTCCACATAGTCAGATATTCAACGTGGACTGCATGGACTATATGAGGTCTTTGCCGGATGGATTCTTTGACCTTGTCGTTGCCGATCCTCCGTATTTCTCCGGTCCGGAACGCAGGGCTTTCTACGGGAAGGCGGTCAGCACGACTGCTGTCGCGAGGAAAGAATATCCCGTTACGGATAAGTGGAAGGTGCCTACTGCTGATGTGTTCGACGAAATCAAGCGCGTCAGCAAGCACTACATCGTATGGGGATGTAATTACTTTGATTATGTCTTTGACCACGGACGGATCGTATGGGATAAATGCAACGGCAATAGTTCCTTCTCTGATTGCGAGATCGCTGCCACCAATCTGTTTGATTCTGTCAGGATGTTCCGCTTCATGTGGAACGGAATGTTACAGGGCAAGAGTATCTCTGAGGGGCATATAATGCAGGGAGACAAGTCAAAGAATGAGTTTCGCATTCATCCTACACAGAAGCCCGTTGCTCTATACGGCTGGATCTATCAGAACTATTGTCGGGGGGGGCAGAAAATACTTGATACACATCTTGGGAGTGGAAGCAGTCGCATCGCGGCTTATCGCATGGGGCTTGACTTCTACGGCTGCGAGATTGACAAGGGGTATTTTGAGGCTTCTCAAAAGCGTTTTGAACGCGAGTGCCTGGGCGTTGAGGAAATCAACGGGCATATTGTTACACAACAGTCATTATTTTGAAAAGTTATGAAAGCAGATAAAGTAAAGTTCAATAAAGAGTCCGTCTATAATGGCAAGGTCATAAAGGATATGACGGACGAGGAAAAGGCAGCAATTGTTCAGCATTGGAAAAACAAAGGCTGTAAGCAGTGCATAATTGAGGGCTACAATGATGAAGAGGTTTATTGATAATGTTTCCGACAAGGTCATTGAATACTTGTGCGACAACAAGACTTGGGATATGCATGAGGTTCGTAATATAATCTCTCTGCATTTATCGCAGGGTCTTGAAAAAGTCCTGCGTAGCGAAGAACGGGTACTTGCCGATAAGCAGGCTGCATTGATTGCAGAGCGAACGCATCCCAAGACGACATCGAGGAGGAACGCTCAGATAAATGTTGAACTTCTGAAATTGTCACAAGGACGCAAGGCTATTCGCTCGCGCATCATGCAGGCTCAGGATGAAAGCGAACTTGTTCTTATCAAGAAATATCTGAGGGAGCACAATCCTAACCTTCTTCAAGCGTTCTACGCTACGATACCTCAACGACAAAAATTTGCAAAGATATGAGAGACATAGGTTTTAGGGCGAAAAGGCTCGACAATGGTGAGTGGGCTAACGGGAGTGGGGTGCTTGTGGCTGACGACTTTTGTGTTATAGATGCAGACACCGAACTGTATGTAGATGAAAAGTACGAATGGGCCGGTGCCACGCATTTCTTTAGGATTGCAGGAGCAATGTGTGACAAAGAGACCATATGTCAGTTCACTGGTGCGCATGATTGTTTTGGCAAAAATGTATATGAGGGTGATATAATCAAGCGAGTTGGCATGAAACGCTATGGAAGAGTGTTTTACCATAAGGGCTGTTTTTATGTCGGCTTTCCTAAAGCAGTAACTTCACTTCATACGTTGATTGAAGAGTATGATTTTGTTGTGGTAGGAAATAAATTCGATAATCCGAACCTATTGGATATAGACGATATTGAAGACCTGAAAATTCTTCATCTGGTACTTAAGCATGAATGGTATGACATGATAAAGTCCGGAAATAAAGAGGAAGAATACAGGGCCATCTGTCCCTATTGGATCATGCGTCTTATGGAACACAAGAATGGTTCGCCTATATCTCCTAAAGAAGCCGGAGAATATGCCGCTGATATTGATACATTTTGCTGGATTGATACATCAGATATTCAGTTCAAGGATTATGATGCAATCTGTTTTCACCGGGGTTATACCAAAGAGGTCATGTATCGCTACATAGGAGATATGGCTCCGGGTATCGGTCGTTCTGAATGGGGCGCTCCCGACAATGAGGTTGTTTTTGTAATTAAGTTAGGAAGCGAGTTATTATGATAATAGTAGTTATAATCTGCGGTGCATTGGTGGCGCAGTTAAGATGGAGGAATCAGAAATGATAAAGGCAAGAATAATAGAGACCGGACAGGTAATACATGTGGTTTTTCATGATCATGTCCGCACAATGGACGGAGAAACGGAAATATGGCGTGATTTGAAAAGCCATAATCTTTACAGGTCGAAAGACCTTGATTTTAACAACCTTACGTCTTCAGTAGAAGATGTTAAGGAAAAATTTTTACATCATGCTTCTCCGGAATATATTGAGAGGCTCCGTCACACGTACATGGGTCAGGCTATGCAATCCCTGATTCAGAGCGGCGTTTTCCCGATTGATGACAAACACGATGTATCAATGCATGTCATCGCTCGGAAAGCATGGGAAATGGCTGACGCTCTCATATATGAGATTTTCAAGGATCGTCGCCCGGTGGCATCAGACATCGGGAATTGCTGTAAGGAGGGTTGATTATGGGACAGTTATCAGAACTAAGAAACGCTGTAAAGTATGTAGAAGATGCAGTATCTTCTGCGTTTGCAGATATTCAAGAACTTGAAGGGTTATTTCAGTGGTCGCGATTTGGAGATTCAGATAAGCCCGACTTACAATTAACCTCAG